AGTCAAGCGGCACGGGTGAAAAGCCCGTATTTATTTTTGGGGTATGAATCCCCTTACAGGCTTGATTAAACGTATTAGAGATGAGACGAGGGACACTTTTATGAAGTGTGGGTATATAAGGCAGACCTGGGACTGTGGGAACACCAGAGAAGTAGAAGAAAAACATACAGGAAGATATGGAGCCAGGGGACAGAAAAGACAGAAAAGGAGAAAAGCCACTCCGGAAGAGATTGCTAAACAGAACCAATGGAAAAGGGAACGGGATGTCCGCCGTCTGATTAAATGGAATTTCGGAATAGGAGATTACTGGTTCACACTGACATACAAGAAAGGATCACGCCCACCTTGGAAACAGATGCAGAAAGATATGTCAAAGTTTATCCGGAAGCTCCGGGACAAGTATAAAAAATATGGATGGGAACTGAAGTATATATACCGGTTAGAAATCGGGAAGAATGGAGGACCCCATGTACATATTTTAATCAATCGGAAGTCAAACGATGAAACAGACACAGGCCTGCTGGTAGAAACACTCTGGGAACATGGCCATGCACAGACAAAAAGGGTGTATGACGTTGATTCTGGAGAACTAGCACAGTACATAACCAAGCCGCTGCAGGATCATGAGCCGGAAGATCTGAAACGGTATCACCCGTCCAGGAATCTAATCCGCAAAGATCCAGAAAAAGAAGAGATAAACAGAAGAAGCTTGCTGGACAAGCATGGAAGGCCGCGAGATCCGAAGCCGCCAAAAGGCTGGGCAATCGTGCCAAACTCAGTAAAATGCGGAAAAAACAAGATAACAGGATACGCATACCGACATTACATATTGATCAAAACAGAAAAGAGAAGGAATTAACATGCAGCAAGTAAATGTTTTTATTGAGACAAGCAGCCGGTTTCGCGGAAATGTGGAAAGAAAATGCGGATATGTGCTGTCGACTCAGCTCCGGACAGGGAAAGAGACAAGGGAGCATTTTGGAAGGGTAACTGGAACATATCATCAGGCCATATTGCTTACCATGGTGGATGCACTGGATCACATGACGAGAACCTGTGACGTGTGCTTTTACATAAGCGATCTGTATGTTACAAGTCGCCTGGGAAAGATCACGGAAATGGCTGGATCCGGCTGGCTGGACACAAAAGGAAAGCCGATCGCGAACAGAGAGGAATGGCGCAGACTGTTTAAAGCTATAAATCAGCTTCCGGATCCACACAAAATCTCTGCAAAAACAGAGAAACACAGTTATTCCGTGTGGTTACGGGAGGAGATGAAACACGATGAGTGTGAAAGAATACTGGGGCAAGGGCTGGAGCCTGCGCCCGGAGCACGACAAATCAACACTGGAATGTCTGGGTACCATTACTAGATCCGGTATCCGGTTTACATACTATAAAGACGAAAAAGGAGGAATATGGTTTGATGATGAACCGATCGGAGGAAAACCAGAATGGATGCAGAGAGCAGACAAGGAACGAAGACGAAGGCATAGACGGCATCCTTGAGGAATTAATGGCATATGTCTGCGATGAATTGTGCTGGTTTCGAGAAGAAATGCAGGGAGATTTGATGGACAGGATATGCGGACGCTGCGGATTACAACAGTATACTGACAGAATCCGGGAGGAATATGAGAAGATAAATAACTTTGATAAGAGCCAGACCGGTCAGCTTATGAACAGATATCGTAAGATCACACTCTGCAAAGACTGCAGGTACAGAGCTAAAGGAAAGTCAGGACATCACTATTGTAGAGGGTTTGGCCTTCCAGCTGTACAGTTGAGAGAAAATGATGGATGCAGCAGGGGAGAGGAAAGATAAGGAGGATATCATGAGAACAATAGCAATAATAAACTTAAAAGGCGGTGTAGCCAAGACCACATCAAGCATCAACATTGCTTACATACTGACACAGAGGGGATATAAGGTGCTCCTGGTGGATAATGACAAGCAGGGAGACTGTTCGCGTGGATTAAACCGCCGGACACAAGATGGAGAGGGAATTGATCGGATCATGGTGGATCGCCATCCAGATATGTACAAATTAATTCATCATACAGATTATGTAAACTTGGATATCATCACAGCAAACCTCGGCCTTCTGACAGCGAATATGGAAGTGACTATGGACCGTGTACGTCCACAGCAGAACAGATTAAAAAAGGCATTGCAGCAGGTATCGGATAGATATGATTTCTGCGTAGTAGACAATGCTCCGGATATCAACATTTCTGTTATCAACGCCCTGACTGCGGCAAATGATGTTCTGGTTCCGGTAGAAGTGGACGACAACACTCTGGAAGGGATGAATGAGCTTCTGGATCAGATAGATGAAGTGCAGGAAGAACTGAACCCGGATTTGGAGAACGTCCGCTGTTTCGTGACAAAATACCAGAAATTCAACCAGGCGCATCTGCAGGGAGCAGAGGTAATTAAAGAACAATATCCGGCAATGGAAACAAAGATCCGTTTTTCGGGTGTAGTAGCAAGAAGTACATTCATGCGTATGCCGGTAGCACTTCACAGCCCCAGATCTGCAGCAGCAGAAGATTACGAATCATTAGTCAATGAATATTTAAACATGATCGGAGATGAAGACAATGGCGAAATTTGACTTGAAAGGACTTCTCAATGACAGATCAGTTCCGGACCGGCAGCAGGATCAGAAAATCGTATACAGGAATCCGGAAAATCTGATCCCTTCTGAGGAAAATTTCTACAACACAGAGAAGCTTGAAAGACTGAAACAGTCGATCAAGCTTCTGGGGATCCTTCAACCGCTCCTGATCGAGAACAGGGATGGGAAGGATTACGTTATAGCCGGCCATTGCCGCCGGAAGTGCTGTATCGATCTGCTCAATGAAGGAAATGACAGATTCAGCCGGGTCCCATGCATATATAAGACACACTCCGAACTGGAGCAGGATGCAGGCCAGGAAGACGATATAGTACGCCAGATCATGATCATCCAGGCGAACTGTTATCGTGATAAATCCGACTGGGAAAAAATGACTGAAACGCTCAAGATGGAAGGCCTTGTGAAAGAACTCCGTGAGAAAACACCAATGGAAGGGAAAACCAGGGACATCCTGAAAGACCTGATCGGAACATCCGGTGGCCAGTTGGGAAGATATCATGCAATCAGCACAAACCTCTGCGAACAGCTGATGTCGGAATTTGAAGAAGACAGGATCAAGATTTCCGTGGCCTATGAAGCGTCCAAGCTCAACAGAGAGTATCAGAAACAGGCCTGTGAGTTATACGAAGAAACAGGAATCCTGACACTGGACGATATCAGAGACCTGTACCGGCAGCAGGAAGCAGAGAAAGGTATTCCTGGCCAGATGACCATCGAAACAGCAACCGGCCAGAACAGACCTCCGGAAGATGATACGGAGATTCCGGCAGAGACACAGGTTGAGCGTTTCTATGAGAGCACAAACAAGAACATGAAGAACTACATCATCCAGGAAGACAAGAACATGACCATCTTCATGCTTTCGAACTTGTACGGATCAGCACGTGTCCGAAACGGACACGTCAATTACCAGGGATCAACCGCCGGGATTACCTTTAATCCAGGAGGGGTATTTGAACACGAGCTGTCCTGGCAGTCCCTGGCCAAGATCCTGATCGGGAAATATGGGCATAAGAAACCGGTCAAGATGGTACCTGTAGATACACCGGAGAAGACGGAAGACACAATATCAGCAATATCAGCAGCAGTAAAAGCATTCTGTGGGGCATATCCTGAAAAATTAAAAACAATCATGAGAATATGTAGGCTATACAATAACAATGGAGATGCTGCCCGAGCAGCGCAAAAGAGAATTGCACCGTATGGATACCACGGATGTACTGGACCTGAGGTTGGATATACATTCATGGGATTTAACGCAGGACTGGAGATTGAAATTGGAAAAGAAAAAGTGTCCATGAAGTACGGAAAACTGATTGCAGAAGCAAAGAAACTTTACGATCCATGGGATTCCAAGTTCGATGAAGAAGAACGCTGCCAATCGGTAGCGGAAACACCAGACGAAAAGCAGCACGATTTTGTTGAAGATACCAAAACCGCAGACCATTTCGGTGATACTACCGACATGCCAGAGGCCTGGCCGCCGGAACTGAAGGACATCCCAATTCCGACAGAAATAGAAATAACTGGATACTTGTACGATGAAGAGCGAAAACTCAGGGAAATCCTTGAAGTGGAAAAGGAAGAACCAGGGATGCCGCGCATGGAGATTATGAGACAGCAATTAATCACAGCAGGATTGAGATTGATCAAGAATCTTGTCAAAGATTGTCGAGAAGAATAAACAAGGGTGTTTTCGAAAAACCGATTAACATATAAACCCATCAGTCCTGCCGCACGAGCCTGTCAGAAATGCGGCAGGGGAAAGGAGGGTGTCCGATTCGGACACACGGAAAATGAATTACGATAACTTGAAATTCCCAAAACAGGGAAAGAAAAAAAGAAAGAGGTCAAAAGCTTGGAAATATCCATGCAAAAGACAGAGGGAAAGTATTATTCCTGGAGATAGAAAAGATAGATGTTACATATGCGGAAGTCATATAAACATAGAAAATCATCATATTTTCTTCGGAAGTAGAAACAGAGATAATTCAGACTGGTGTGGCCTTACGGTTCATCTGTGTCTAGAACATCATAAAGAAGGCAGGATATCTGCTCATAAGTACCGGGAAGTTAACGATGCACTAAAGCGGATTGCACAGAAAGCGTTTGAAGAGAAAATCGGCAGTAGAGAAGATTTTATGCGAATATTCGGAGAAAACTGCCTGGAGGAAGAAAATGAGAAAGAGGATGAACCTGTATAAGGTAGTAGACCAGAACGGGAAGCAAGTGTTTGAGAATCTTCTGACGGCTAAACAGGTCACAGAAAAGACTGGCTGCACAAAGAACAACGTAGCCCAGGCAGCAGCAAATTTTGCTCTTGTGAACAAGAAATACCGGATCATTCCGGAGGATATCAAATTGAGCAAGGTTTTAGATGTTGAACTCCCGGCAGAATGGGACAGGTACCGGAAGTGGATGCTGAGGGCAGCAGGGAGGGGAGAATGAATAGGAGGCAGAAAAAGAAACTGTTCAACAGAAAATGCGGATACCGGCTTGTAAAGCTCCCACACAATTTTCAGACGTGGGTATTCCAATATTACACTGGTATCGGAGCAGTAACATACAAACGCATTTGCACAGAGAAAATCCCAGACAGAGTGAAATACCGGATAAACACCAGAAACGTAGAGAATTTCAACCGGATCATGGCAGAAAGGAGAAAATGATGGGAAACACATGTAAAACCTGTATCAACAACGATGATGGTCTTTGTGATCGCAAAGGAATCCTTGTAGAAGATGAAGATTTCTGTGAGCATCACTGGGCAGCAGGAAAGAAAATCAGAATGAAAAGACATGAGAAGAAAATGGACATCACACCAGAACTGATGCTGTCAGCGTACAACACACTGATCCAAGGGTGTAAAAGCCAGCCGGCCAGTGAAGATGGAACCTGCAGCAACTGTATTCTATATCAGCACTGCCCTGGTGCATCAGATCTTCTTCCAGAAAACTGGAAAGAGATACACTATCCATACCTGGAAGGAAATACACTGCATTACATAAAAGCCGGTAAAGTCAAGCAGATTATATTTTCTAGCCGGGAAGATGCAGAGGAAAGGCTTGCGGAAATGAAAGAAGGTGTGAAATGAGTTATAAGAACAACGAAGGATATCCAGATCCTACAGCTGGAAAGGCAGTCCGGTCAGCAGGGAGGATGCCGACGCACATCTATAATGCCTTTTGCGTTCTGAACAATACAGCAGGTCTGCTGGGATTAGAGATTACAGGACTGAGGGATAAAAAAACAGGTCGTGAATGGCCACAGAGGAGGTGAGAATGATGCGGGTAATATTTCTTGGTTCCGGTATGGTGTTCGGAATCGCAGCCCTGGTGCTGGCCTGGATTGGAAGCAGAGTGATCCTGTCAATCAGGCGGCAGCAGAAGAAGTTTGAGATTGAAGATGAAACATACAACAAAGTAAAAGAAGCTATCAAAGAAAAGGAGAACAAAAATGAAAAGTAAGATTATTATCGGAATCGTGGCAGCAGTAGCAATTCTTGGCGGAGGATACACAGTATCAAGAATGAATTTTATCGGCACAGGTAAAGTTGGTATCGTCTACAATTACAAAGATGGAGTACAGGACACAGTACTCACCCCGGGGATGCATTTTATCGCACCGATGAACAAAGTAAAGGAATTCAGTACCAGCAATGAAATCCTCGTTCTCACAAAGGACAAAAGGGACGGCAGTAAAGAGGATGATTCTTTTAAAGTGGCTACATCAGACGATGCCAGCATTGCAGTATCTTTCCAGATGAGTTACCGATATGATCCGGACACGGTGATTGATACATACAAACGTTTCAAAGGAATGGATGGAGAAGATATCATTGAAAATCGTGTAAAAACTGTTCTGAAATCAAAAATCTCGGAGATTACAACGAATTATTCCATGATGGATATCTATTCCGGAAATAGATCCGAACTGAACAATGCCATCACGGAATATCTTAATAAGGATTTTCACAAAAAGTATGGCATTGAAGTTCTAGATGCTTCCATCGTGGACGTGCATCCGGATAAAAAGCTGAAACAGGCCATTGATAATCGTGTTACTGCCCTGCAGGAAAAACAGCAGGCGCAGGCAGAGCAGGAAAAAGTAAAAGTCCAGAAGGAAACAGAGAAGCTCCAGGCAGAAGCGGACGCTCAGATCGAACTGACCAAGGCAGAGGCAGACGCAAAGAAAGCTAAGGTTAAAGCAGCAGCTGAAGCAGAAAACACAAAAACCAAGGCAAAAGCACAGGCAGAGGCTAATAAAGAACTCAGTGCATCCATTACAGATGAATTGATCAAAATGAAGGAAGCAGAAGCACATTACAAAAATGGCTGGGTTACAGTCCAGGGAGCCGATGCCGTGATCGCGGATAAATAAAAGAAATGCAGAGAAAGCCGGGAACGTGTATGCTCCCGGCTAAAAGCATCGAAAGGGGAGGATACCAGTGGAAACAGAAATCCAGAAAGAAAACGAAGAGAAAAAAGAATATCTGAAATCCTATCGAAGAGCAGTGAAGAGAGAAAAAGATATCCTTGACGAGATCCAGAGACTGAGGGCAGACAAGATGTTCCCTGCCG